ACGCCGCGGGGATGAGGAACTGGTAGGGATTGGTCACGGCAGAGGCTCCTGTGGCAGCGGCGGTAGTGGCTGCGGTTGCCGCCGGGCTGCCGAGCACGGGCGCGGCGTTGGACGCGGCAAGAGCCGCCTCGGGCGCTGCGCCGGCTGCGATAGCAGCATCGTAGGCGGCCGTCTGCGCGCCCGACATGCCGAAGTCGGTGGGCGACATGCCCGCAAAGCCCGGTGAAGGTGTCAGACCCGCCTCGACCGCTGCCGCGTTGGTGCCGTAGCCTGGCGTGCCGATGCCGGCCTCCATCGCCGCGGGCGTCAGGCGAGGGGGCGCGACAACTGGCGCCGCCAGCTCGGGGGCCAATGTCGCAGGTGTCGGCAGCGGCGCGGCGGCGACTTCGGGCAACGGAGTGGCGAGGATGTCGGCCGCGCTTAGGGTCGACGGGATCGTGCTGGGCGCGAGACTTGGCGCGATGGTCGACGTTGCCGGCAGAGGCGCAGCGGCAAGCTCGGGTAGCAGCGGCGGCATGGTGGCCGGCGACACCATGTTGGCCAGCGCGTTGCCGGCCCCGGAGCCCGCCATCGAGGCAAGATCCAACGGCGCAAGGCTTGGCGCGATGGTCGACACCGCCGGCAGCGGCGCAGCAGCCAGTTCAGGCAGCGGCGACGCGAGGATGTCGGCCGGATTTAGCGAGCTGGCCAGCGCGTTGGTCGAACCCGAGCCGGGCAGCGAAGACAGGTCGCCAAGTCCGCCGGTCAGCCCGCCAATAGCTTGCCCGGTCAGGTACGACAAGAAGGCCGGAACGCCGTAATTCATCACGGGTTCCATCGCCTTTTCGAACCCGGTCAAACGGCTGCTGTACGTCTCCAGCGGCTTGCCGTTCTGCGTCAGCGTGATGTCGCTGGTGCCGAACCCCATGTCGTTGAGCGACGTTGAGATGCCCTTGTCTTGCACGAACTTGGCAAATTCGGGCGAGACAGCCATTTCCTCGACCATGACCGGGTTGTCACCGCCGATGTACTGCTCAACCATGCGTCCGGTCGGCACCATCGTCGGGCCCGACCAGCCCAGCGCAGCGAACTGATCGGCGAAGCGATCCGTAGCCAGCCGCGCCAAGTCTTCCATCAGCACGCCGCCTGCTTGCATACCGGCAATCGGCGCGTTTGCCGCGGGCGCAGCCAGCCCGGCGACAGACGCCCCCATCGGTGCCGCGCCATACTGCGTGCCTGGCGAGATGCGCGCCGGCTGCGCCAGCATGTTGACGCCCTCGATCTCTTCTTCGCTGGCCAATCGGTTACGGCTTGCCATATGTCATCCAATCCGCCAGTTGGTGCCGTCGCTGAACACCGGCACGACGTTCGCCCCGCCGCCGGCGACGATGGCGTGGAACGTCGTCGCGTTGGCGTCGGTCACGACCGCCCGCGCGCCGGCCCCGGCCGTGCCCGCGGCGACGAGCGCCGCCACGGTCTGCGTGCCGTTGTTGATCCACTTTGCCCCGGCCGTCAGCGTCAGCCCCGGCACGCGCAACGACGTGACGCTGGAGTTGCCGAGCGTGATCTCGTTGCTGGCCGTGGCCGAGGACGCATCGGCGTCGTAGCCGATGATGGTGTTGTTGCTGCCCGTCGTCAGCGAGTTGCCGGCCGCGTAGCCGACAGCCGTGTTGTTTGCCCCCGTGGCGAGCAGCAGCGCGTCGGCGCCATGCGCCGTGTTGCCCGCGCCGGTCAGCGTGGCGTTCAACGCCCGGTAGCCGGTGGCGGTGTTGTAGTTCGCCGTCGTGGCCGTCGTCAGGGCGTTGTAACCGACCGCCGTGTTGTAGTCGCCGCCCGTGTTGGCGTCGAGCGCCGAGGCGCCGAACGCGGTGTTCTGGATGCCGTCAGTGTTGGCCGTCAGTGCGTCGTAGCCGACCGCGGTGTTGTTGGTGCCCGTCGTGTTGGAGTCGAGCGCGGTGTTGCCCACAGCGACGTTGGTGGCAATCTGGTTGCCGCCCAGCCCCACCGTGACGCCGACCACCTTGTCCAACTCGTAGGACGCAAAGATGTTGTCGTCGGTCTTGATCGTGACACCAAGTGACGTCTGCAACACGAACTTGTACGCCGCGCCGGCAGTCAGCCAGATCTGCGCCGGCGTGCGCCCTGCGCTGTCAAGTACGATGGGGTTCGTGTTGTTGGTCGACGCGGCCGAACTGGTGTACGTCGCCGCAGGCGTGGTCGAGCCGGCGTCATAGACGTAGATCAGCCCTCCGGCAAGAGGAACGCCGTTGTTGTCGAAGAACTGGGCGCCTGCGCCTGCGTAGAGCGAGAGCGATACGGCCATAGCGACCTCTTACTGTTGTATCTGGGTGACGGTGAGCAAAACCGCCGCCGCAGCCGGAGCATACCCGGTTGCCGGCTCGGCCGCTAGTGTTAGCGCGACGTTCGAAACTGCCCACATAAGTTGGACGTAGTCGTTGGCTGCCAAGGAGACAATCTCACCCGACGTGATTGTGGCGTACCCGCTGCTGGAGTCCACCGATACGAGCGACGTGCTGTTGGCGATGTCCTGCGTACCATTGATGCGAAGCCAGAACCTGGCGTTCTTGAGCGATGAGTTGCTGGACGTGAGTTGATACCGCGCCTGAAACATGTACAGGCCGGAATCAGGAACTGTAATCTGATCGGCTGGACTGCCTTCTAGCGTTACGCCGCCGGCCACGTCGGTATTGGTCAGCGCGATGGCGTAAGCGGTGTTCGGCGCAGCCGCAATCAGATTGGTCGTGCGGCTGAACTCGCCGTAGTACTGTTCTTGGTCAATTGTCGGCCGCACGAAGATTTCGCCGTCCGTGACGCCCACTTTGAGCACCGCGGCCACGGGAATGACATTGTTCGGCGCGGTCGGCTTGACGTTGGTGAACTCGCCCGCCACCGTCGGGCTCGCGTACAGAATGTCACCAACGCTGAAGGTGCTGGTGTCGATGCCGCCGACGTGCCCCCAGACCGTTACGAGTCCGATGGAGCCGCTATCGGGCAGCGTCTCGGCCATCACGCCGAACAGGTACAACGACGGCGTGCTGCCGTCAGCGAGGTACTTGGCGACCGAGATGTAGTTGTTGCTGCCGACGCCGGCAAAGCCCACTACCTGACCCTTAAAGATAGTCGAGCCGGTGGAGTTCTGCACCAGCGCCCGGCTGACGAGGCTGGAGTCAGCGATGGCTTGCGGCAGCAGCGAGAAGAACCGGAACCAAGCGCGCGTCGTCAGCCGCTCATCGTCGACCAGCGGGTCGCGTGACGCCGGTACGCGTGGCGGATCTTGCACGTCACGCCCCTGTCGGGGACGCGAGCAGTTCGGCCCCCATGATGGCGATCTTCACCGGGTCGGTGCCGCTGATCTCGTACACCCGGTCGCGCAGCTTGAGCGTCATGCCAAGCCGCCGCCAGAAGACGCGGCGGTTGTACTCGCCGATCTTGCCCATACCGGCCCAGTGCTCGTTCGACCACGTGTGGCCGCCATCGTCGCTCCAACGCAGCATGACCTGCGGGTCCGTGCCGCGCAGCGGCGCGGCGTTGGTCGACAGGATGTAATCGCCGTTCTCCAGCGTCAGGAAATCGCCATTTTCGCTCAGCAGCAGAAACGTCTCGGCGTCCAGCACCCCGACGCCCGACTCGCAGTCGAGCTGCAGGCTGTGGTGCGCGGTGCGCTTGAGGTTGTTCTGGCCGGTCGGCAGCGCCCGCCACGAGCGCAACCAGCGCTGCGTGGCGTTGTTGTCGCTGTAGACCTCGGGGTCGAAGGCGTAGATCAGGCCCAGCAGCCAGTCGCCGACGAGGATCTCGCCGTTGAAGTTGGCTTGGCAGTTGCTGCGGTGCCGCACGAACTTGACGCCATCCCAGCCGGCCCGCTCGTGCCAAGCGCCGGTGCTGACGTCGTACACCCACGTCGCGTTGGCGGTGGGGAACGTCAGCACGTAGAAGCTATGCCCGTCTTGCTGGTAGGTGTAGGCCACCGCGTCGTTAAGTACGTCGTACTGCTGGATCTGCCACTCGACGGCATGCGTGCTGATGCGCTGGCCGTTGTAGCCGCGGTTGCGGTAGACGATGCCGTTGCCCCGGGCGTCAGCCCCGAGCCAAAAGACCGAGTTGTCGAGCTTGGCCACGCTGTACGGCGCCAGGCAGCCAAGTTCCAAGACCGCGCCGTCGATACGGGCAAAAGGAAAGTCAGCCAGCCCGGCGTTGTACCAAATCTCGATGGTGCTGGTGCCGAACAACCAGATCTCGCGGTGGTTGACGTTTAGCGCCACCACGTTGTCCGGGTTGCCCTCGGCGCTGGCAAAGTCCAACGGGTCGACGCTCGTGCCGTCGTTGAGCGACGTCACCCAGAACCGTTGGCTGTTGGGCTCGTTGAACGTGAAGTAGCCGTCGATGTAGCCAACCGTCACCGCGCCGGGAAAGTCCGGGTCGGTGATCTGGGCAAACGCGCCGGTGCTGGCGTTGTAGATGAAGCCACTCGGGTTGCACGCGATGAACAACTGCGTGCCGTTGTCCACCATGCTGACCGGGCCGCTGCCGTCGATGTAGCCAAGGAACGTGACGTCGTAGTTGCCGTCCACGCGCAACAGTTCGCCGCCTGAGGCGACGTACAGGTAGTCGCCGAACGGCCACATGCCGCGGATCGGGCCCGGGCCCACAATGGCCACCAGCCGCAACCCGGGGCACCGCTGAAGAAACGCCGGCTCCTTGCCTGCTTCCGGCACAATCTCGGGGTAGAGGTTCACCATGCGGCTGTCCGCAGCGTTGACGCTGCGGGCCACATAGCTGGAGCCTAGGATCGGCGTCTTCACCGTCAGTAGTTCCCTGCGTAGACGTTGAACCGCTGACGAGTTGCGATCAGCGAGTACGGCATCGACATCAGGTCGTCGGGGTTGTTGATGCGCTTGAGGTTGCGCTTGCTGGTCATGGCGATGCGCTTGACCTGCGGCGACGGCTCCACGCCGAACTCCGGCGCGAACTCCATCGCCAGGTTGTAGACGAAAGCGCGCAGGTAGCCCGGCGGGAACGTCAGCACCGTGGACAGGCTGGCCGGCTGCGTCAACTCCTCGACGCTGACGAAATGCCATTCCAAGTCGCGCAGCGGCACCGGGTAGACGTACATCTCGATGTCCGGGTACGTCGTGTTGACCCAGATGACCTGCGGGTACGTCGAGGTCACGGTCTTGACCGCAATGCCGTTGTACTGCTGCTGGTTGATGATCTTGATGCCGTAGCTGACGTTGGTGCCGGCATCGCGGAAGTATGTCGCGTCGTCCAGCATGATCGGCCGGTTGCCGACGAAGTTGCCGCTAGGTCCGAGCGTGCGCGTGCGCTGGCTGGCAGGCCAGGTGAACACCTGATCCTGCGTCGAGAACACCGACAGCCGTTCGGTGTTCCAACTGTCGATCATCTGGTTGAGCGCCGTCAGCGCGTCCTGCGAGACGGCGGCAGAGGGCGTTTCGCCCTCGGCCAACACGCCCAGCAGCCGCAGGGCGCGGTTGATCTGGTCACCCGCGGGGGTCGACATGTTCGGGCTCCTTGCGACGAACCCGACGCGCCATCTGGTTCACAGGCAGATTGGGCTCAGGCTCTTCGCCCGGAGTATACCGCTCCCATCCGTGCTGTTCGTCGTGTTGGGCTTCAAGATCCATCGTAGCGATCTTGACGCCGTGTCGAGGGTGGCGCATGTAGATGAGAGGCATGGAATGAAGACGGGGGCCGAAGCCCCCGTTGGGTTAGGACGCCATCACGACCCAGTTCGTGCCGTCTTCGCAGACCAGCATCGCCCAAGCGCCAGCCGACGCGGCGAGGATCGCCGTGCCCGCAGTGCCAGAGCCGATAGGCTTGACGTTCGAAGAGGCCGAAATGACCGTGTAGGTGCCCGACAGGTTCTTGAGGAACACGACGCGGCCGATGTTCTCGGCCCCGCGCGGGAGCGTAACCGTGACGTTGGCCGACGCGCCGTTGCAGACGACGAAGTTCTCTTCCTCACCCAGCGTGAAGCTGGCCGTCTTGGAGACGGGAGCGTTGAGATACAGCGTCGTCAGCGACGGATCGGAGAACGCCACGCCGACAGATTTGCTATTCGGCATGGTGTTCTCCTTGCGTCAGGCCACGCGGTACAGCGTCCAAGCGCCGGTGCCGGACTTGCGAGCAACGAGCATCGCGCCCGTGGTCACGGGGATGACCATCGTGAGCGAGCCCGTGATCGTCCAGCCGGTGTTGGTCGTGATCGTCGCCGTGCCGGAAGACGTGCCGAGGTTGACCAAACGGAAGGTGAACGAAGTGCCCACCTTGTCCGAGTTGGTCAGCGCGGCTTCCAGAGCGGCCACGGTGGGCAACGTGTAGGCCACGTTGGCCGTGATGCCACTGTTGGCGAGGATCAGGCCGTTCAGCACTTGCGCTGCGGTCAGCGTTTGTGCCGTGGTCACCGATACGGGCGCAGGGATCGAGTCGATCAGCGGTTCGTCGAGGTTGCCATCGCCGACTTGATAGCCGCCACCACCATTGGGGAGTGCCATGATTCAGGTTCCTTTCGTCGTTGATCAGCCCCACAGACGGCAAGCCATCTGCGGACGGATGACGCTGTAGCCGTACAGCACGTCGATACGGCACGGCAGGCGGTCGTTGTTGATGTCGTACTGACGCACGACGCGCAGGCTGATACCGTTGTGGACGGCACGCGAAGCCATGTCGACGCCCTGCGGGAGCAGGAGGTCGGCGGTGGCGAACGTGATGGCGTCCTTGTGGTAGATCAGGTTCTGCGGGTACGCGGTCGACGCGGCGCCGAGGAACGTCACAGCCTTGCTGTTGCCAGGCAGGGCGTTGACGGTCGCCAGAGCGTGGCTGGCCGAGTACATCGCGGCCACGGTGACGTTGCCCTCACCGCTGGAGCCGAGCGTCAAGTCCGCCAGCGCCACGAACTGGAACAGCGCGCCAGTCGTCTCGCGGGTCTGCGGGTTCACCGCGAAGCAGTCAGCCACCGTGAACACGTCGCCAGCCTTGATCGTGGCGTTGTTGCCAGCGCCGGTGATGGCGATGGTCGTCGCGCCCTCGGTCGACACGGCTGCGGAGGTCGTGCCACCCGTCGAGCTGCGCGAGCCGGTCGTGAACTGCTTGATCGACTGAGACATGTTGATCTCGTCGAAGCCGAGCACGCCGGTGCCCATCATGCCGTTCTTGAACTGCTTGCTGATCGTGTCGGTCGGGTTGAAGAGGCCCTTCATCCCTTCGACCAGGCCAGCGTTGGCAGCCGGGTTGACGGTTGCGTAGCGCGGCGACATCACAGCGGCGTTCTCGTTAAGCTTCTGCTGGGCTTGCAGCAGAACCAACGAGGTGCCGGGCGTGGTGCCAGGCGTGCCCACCGAGTTGCCGATCTTGTTGAAGGCGTTGGCCACGTCAGCGTCGATGCTCGCAGCGAGCTGAGAGATACGAGGCTTCAGCACACGCTCTGCAAAGTCGTCCAACTGCATCGTCAGCTCGGCGGTCGTGAAGTTCACGCCGATGTGCTTCTGGCTGGCCACCGTCAGCGTGGTGTGCTGCTCGTTGTCGTCCTGCACTTGCAGGGCGGCACCGTCAGTCACCAGCGCCCGGTCGGGCAGGCGGATACGCAGCGTGGAGCCGATCTTGGCTCCTTCAACTGCAAACGAATCGTCGTACTGACGATTCACGTTGCGGGTGATCACGAGGTTGTTCTCGAGAATCTCGAGAGCCTTCCGCGTGATCATGTCAATGGTAAGAATCGAATTGGCCACGACCCATTCCTTTCAGGTTTAACGGGCCTGCGACTGCAACTTTCGGATCTGTCGTTGCCGGTCAGCTTCAATCCAGTCACTGACACTCATGGTCTTCGTAGAACGAGGATCGGTGGTGTCGTAAGACTGGGTTGCGGATGCTCGGGTTCCAACAGGCGTAATCGGTGCGGGCGCAGAAGATGATTTCTTGACCGGAGGGTTCGACGCCAACTTGGCTTCGATCTTTCCGATCTCCTTGGCTTGCAGAATCGGCGACAGGCGGGAAATTCGCGTGGCTTCTTGCGGGTTGGTGCCGAGGTAGTACGCTACATCGGGGCCAACGTCGGAAGCCTGGATGGTTTGTGCCATCACGTCGGTGATCGGCAGCTTCGGGTTGTAAGCGACTTGTTCGAAGTCGTCGTACTTTTCCCGGGCGGCCTCTTCGCGCTCGTGATAAGCCTCCAGCACTTGCGCATGCTGCTGGTGGGCTTCCCGTTGGGCAATCAGTTCTCGGGCCTTTTTCTCAGCCAGCGCGTCTGCGTAGGCTTCGGGGCTCTCAAACTGTTCGACCGGCGGAATGTCCTTAACCGGCTGCTGCACGGGCTGCTGTGCCCGTTCGCGTTCCCACTTTCGCTGTTCCCTAGCAAGCCGTTTGCTGACGATGGCGTCCAACTCTTCCTGAGTGAACGTCTTCTCAACAGGCTTGACTTCTTCCG